CTAGCATCACACTTGCAAGTGGAACTGTTGTTGCTTATCTAATATGAGTCTTGCAAATGCCTTAAAAAAAGCTGCATCAAAAACACTAAGTAAGCTTGGTGGTGATGTAACCATAAGGCAAGTTTCTGCTAGTTCATACAACACAACTACTGGTGCTATAACAGAAACAACTTCTGACACTACAATTAAAGGTTCTTTAAATAATGTAAATCGGTCTGAGGTAAATGATCTTATTGAATCTCAAGATAAAATTTTAACTATATCTGCTGGTGATCTGGCCTTTGTACCTACTACAAAAGATAGAGTTGTAATAAGTAATGTTGAATTTAAAATTATATCTGTTTCTACAAATGAACAAAATAATACACCTATTAGTTTTGAACTTGTCTTGAGGTAACCATGGTTAGACAAATAAGGTTGGATCAAATAGATGATGTAATGGCAGAAGCAGTACAAGAGTTAGTACAGAAAACAACATTACGTTGGACAGAACTTTCAAAAAAAGCTACTCCTGTTGTAAGCGGTAATTTAAGAAATGGTTGGAAAACTGATATAAGAAAGTTTAAAGGAACAATTATTAATAATGTAGAATATGCAGAACCAGTAATTTATGGCACACCATCTTCATTGCCACCTAGTTGGCAGGGTAAATATAGAACCAGACAACAAACAATTAAAGGGTTTCCAGAATTGCAGGCAAAACAACTTACAACACAATATATTCCAAATGAGTTAAAAAGAATTATTAGAGGTATGTAATGGCAGCAACCGATCTTAATACAGTTCGATCTACTATAGAAGGCAGACTTGCAACAGAGTTAGCATCAAGCCCTTCTATACCTGTTGTATTTAACAATATGTCTTTTGATTCAACTACAGAAGATACTTTTGTTCAATGTCAAACAAGTTTTGGTACTGGTAGTTATCTGACGATGGGTGGCTCTGCCAATTCTACAAATAGTGTTGTTGGATTAATTCTTTTAAACATTTTTACAGAAGAAGGTATTGGTGCAGGGGCAAATTATGTTATTGGCAAAAGACTCCGTGACCTTTACAATAATATTACAGTTTCAAATGTTATTTTTGATTCGCCAGTAGGACCTGAAGTATTAGCATCAAGTCCTGAAGGTAAATTTCAAACACAAATAAGAATAACTTTTGAAATATACGAGGATCTTTAATTATGCCAAAACTTGTAATAACAGAAGAAATGCTTGACGCTATTGAAGCTGTCAAAGGAGTAAGGGATGCAAATTATTGGGATCCTAATTGCAAAAGATATATGGAGAAACAACAAAATTCAAAAAAAGATGTAAAAAAGACTGAAAAGAGTTAAACTATTTATAAATCTTTCTTTTTTTTGTTATGGCTGCTGTAAAAGGTGATGTCGGTAAAATAATGTTCCACAATGCTGCTGGAACTGAAGCTGACATAGGTGGTTTAAGATCTTGGGAATTATCTATTACAAAAGATACTCAAGAAACTACTGTTATGGGTAATACATCAAAGACTTTTACTGGCGGTCTTATTTCAGGTGAAGGATCAGCAACTTTAATTTATGACAATGCTGGTAACTCAGATTACTTATCTTTTGTTGAAGATGTATTAACAACTGGTGATGCTGCTGATGCATTGTTTGAATTGTTTCCAGATAGTTCAGCAAGTTCCAAAAAATTTGGTTTCTCTGGAATTATTACTGGTGCAACATATGGTGCAACACTTGGCGAAATTCAAGAAATTAACATTACATTCCAGTCCTCAGGTGCAATAACTTCAGATATATAGTAAGTTAGGTAAACAGCAAAATTTTCAATGACAACAAAAAGAACAGTTGACATTATTACTGAGGCTTTCAGTGATGTAATGTCTGCAAGACGAAAATATGAACTAGAAACACCATCAGGTAAAAAAATTGATATATATTTTCCTCCTGTAACTAGATTTGATAGACAGAAAGCGCAAGCTGCTGCTGGCAGTGAGGATGCTCTAGTGGTTTCTACACAATTACTTTGTCAGTTAGCACAAAAAGAAGATGGATCAAAAATGTTTGCTTTGGCAGATGCAGTAAATCTTCAACGTATGTTACCCGAAAAGGTTTTAAATGATCTTGAGTTATTTTTATTCGAAATCAAATTAGATGTCGATACAGCAAAAAAAGATTAAGGAGAAATAACTGGCTTTATTTTGAGTTGTTTCTCGCATCTGAACTAGGGAAAACATTAACAGAATTAAGAAAAAATATGACTGATGAAGAATTTTTTTACTGGGCAGCTTATTACGAAATTAAACAGGAAAAAGAAGAAACAGCTCGTCAAAGAGCAAAAAACAGGTAGTATATAAGAAGTAGATTTCAATAAGAATTAAGTGGCAGAAAGTATTGTTACTTTAAGAGTTGACACCAGAAATGCGGTCAGTTCTTTAAATAATGCTTCTGCATCTACAAATAAATTATCAGCAGCATCAAGAGGCGCAACAAAATCTTTGGCGGCAACATCTTCTGCGGCACAAGGTTTAGGTACAGCATTAAGAAATAGTATTGCACCAATCCTTGCTGTTGGAACAGCTTTTTCTGTTGTAAATAATAGTATTGGAACTTTTCTTGCGAGAGAAAGAGATATTGCAATTCTTGAACAAGGTTTAAAAAATTTAGGTGCTGGTTCATTTGCTTTAAATGAATTACAACAAGTTGCAGATAAGTTTGGAAAAACAACTCTATTTAATCAAGAAGATTTTACAAGAGGTTTTAACCTTCTTACAAGTTTTAGAAATATTGGTGTTGATTCATATTCAAGAGTTGCTCAGGCAGCAGCAGATATCGCACAGGTAAACCAAGTTGATGTCAGCACATCTTTCATGCAACTTGCAAAAGCACTACAAGACCCTGAAAGAAATTTATCAAATTTAAATCGATCTGGTATTGCTTTTACTAAACAACAAACAAAAGTGATTAAAGAGTTAATGAAAACAAATCAGGTTGCGAAAGCGCATACCATGATTTTGGATATTGTAGATGAAAGTTATAATAAATTAGCCCAAGCTGCCGCTGTAGGTTTTGCTGGTTCTGTTGATACTCTTGGCGAGGAGTTTCGAGATTTTGGCGAAACTATAGGAAAGGCACTTATACCTGTTATTGACCCTGCAGTAAAAGGATTAACAGCTTTATTAAATTTTTTAAATTCATCTGGTGGCCAAGCAGCAGCAATTATTGGTGGCATAGCTTTGGCCGCAAAAGGTTTGGCTGTTGTATTACCTATTTTATCAACTAATTTTATTGCAATAAAAACGTCAGCATTAATTGCAACTGGACAATTAATTGGAATGAAAGCAACACTTGCAGCAACTACAGCTGGCTTTGCTTCTGCTTCTGCTGCTGCCAGTGCTTTTAAAATAGCTTTGGCAAAAACTGGAATTGGTTTAGCTGTAATTGGTCTTGGTGCATTTATAACTAAATTAATTGAAGCTAATAATGAACAACGAACATTTAACGAGCTTTTAGAACAAGGCTCGGCAAAAGCTTTAAAAATAGAAATCGCAGACCTTGAAAAAGAACAAGAAATATTAAATAAACAATTAGAAGGTACAAACAGACTTTTAATGGGTATTGCTGGAATTGCAGGCCTAGACATATTTACAAGAAGTGCGCAAGACATAAAATTAGAATTAGCAGAAGTAAATAATAAAATAGCAAAATTAAAAGAAGGCTTACCAAATGCAGAAGCAAGAGATTTATCACAACAATTTAAAATTCAATTAGATGACCTCAAAAAACAAAATGCAGAACTTACTAATGCAGTAAAAAGAGAAGCAATAATTGGCGAAGAAAAAAGAAAAGAGTTTGACCTTGAACAAAAAATTGCAAAAATAAAAGAGCAAAACCTTAAACCTACAGAGGAAGCACAGCTTATTAATTTAATTAAGGCAAACCATAGTTTAGATAAACAGCTAGATAAAACAAAAAAAATTAATGAAGCAGCTGAAAAACTAAAAGAAACGTTTAAGGAGGTAGGGCAAGAAATCGAACAAAATATTAAAGACAATTTACGAGAAGCGATTACAGGAGCGCAATCTTTCGGTGATGCAATGACTAATGTATTGAATAGAATCAGAGATAAGATTATTGACGCGCAACTAGATAAACTTTTTGACGGCTTTGCTGAGAATGTTGGAAAAGGCGCAGCGAAAAAGGGTGATGGCAAAGGAATAGGTGGTTTTATTGGTGGAATATTAGGAGGTTTATTTGCAGAGGGGGGCAACCCACCAGTCGGAAAACCATCTATTGTTATGTTTTCAGAAACAATGTCTCTGGTTGTTCCAGCTTTGCTGCTGACGATTGC